ACTGCGTAACCTCATGGAAGACTATTCACAAACAGTGAGATTTATTCTTACCTGTAATTATCCATCCAAGATCATACCACCATTGCATAGTCGTTGTCAAACCATGCAGATCAATCGCACTGATCTCACAGAGTTCACAGCCCGTGCGGCCACGGTGCTGGTTACCGAAAGCATTGACTTTGATCTTGACGTACTGGATACCTATGTGCGAGCCACCTATCCAGATTTGCGTCGTTGCTTAAATCTGTTGCAACCCAATTCGATTTCTGGCCAGTTGGCCACTCCCAGCACAGCAGACAAAAGTGTGGGGGACTGGCGACTGGAATGCGTTGACTTGTTCAAACAAGGGCGAACACGTGAAGCCAGAACCTTGTTGTGTCAAAGTTCAACCCCAGAAGAATCCAACGAAATATTCACCTGGATGTACAACAATCTTGAACTGTGGGGTCGGACTCCCGAGCAACAAGACCAGGCCATTGTTATCATTCGTGACGGCCTGGCCAAAATCCCATTGGTTGCTGACCAAGAAATCAACCTGAGTGCCACCTTAATTGAACTTAGTCAAATCACTTGAACCCACAATAGATCCCAACAATAGAATCACATTCTTGTTGGACTGGGAACTTACAATGAAGTGCAACTTGGATTGCACATATTGTGGTACAGGATTGTACGCCGGTCATGACAACAGCACTCGGCACCCACCCCTGGCAGAATGTTTAAAAACTATAGACTTCATGTTTGAGTACGTAGACATCTACATGCGTACCAAGCCACAGGGTATTCGTTACGTGATATTGAATATCTATGGCGGCGAAGCGTTACATCATCCCAGTATTGTGGAAATACTGTCAGTGCTGCGTAAACGATATCAACCTTATCAAGATCGCTGGCACTTGACCATTACCACTACTACCAATGCCATTATTTCTCCAGATCGGTTGGATCGAATCATGTCCTTTATTGATGAGTTTACTGTGAGTTATCACACTGATAATACTATTGATCAAAAACAACAATTTCGGAACAATTTACTAAAAATAAAAGCAACAGGAACAAGACAAAAATGCGTAGTACTCATGCATTCGGAACCAGATCGGTTCGCAGATGCACAAGAAATGATTGCATGGTTAAACCAAAATGAGATCAAGTATCTGGCTCGGCAACTGGATCATCCAATGGAGGTTGACTTTAACTACAATCAACAGCAAGTGGTTTGGTTTGAAGGCTTGTACAAAAAATCTCTCAAGCATGCTGTGATGCGCAATGACAAGGCAGATCTGTCAGACACTGGCAGAGCCTGTTGCGGCGGCCGTAGTTTATGCGCTGATCAAAATCGAAAAAATCCTCAAAAGTTTGTTTCAAATAAATTTCCTGGGTGGCATTGCAGTGTTGATCACTTTTTTCTCTACATCAAACAAGTCAACGGCGAAGTTTACGTCAACAAGGATTGTAAAATGAATTACAACGGTACTGTGGGACCAATTGGGAATCTACTCAATGTTGATGCTATATTAACACAGGCACGAGATCCAAGTCGTCCTGTTATACGTTGTGCTAAAAAAGGATGCCTCTGCGGCGTTTGTGCGCCCAAGGCTGAGGATTTGGATACATACAAAACAATAATGAGAAAATATGAGATACCTACTGATAACCTATTATAAAAAGCCCAATGGCCAAATTGATGAAAGCACCGCGGTCAGCAGAAATCTTAAAAAACGAGACATTCAAACTTGTAATGTAATACTTGACTTCCGAACCCTCTCTGTAGTAAAATGTAGCATGGTGGGCACAGTGGTTCCTAGAGATTGGGACCGAATTGTCACCTACTACAATCAATATTACGAAAACATTATTGAACGCTTACTCAAAGAGAACGGATACGAAATTGTCAAATCTGAAGACCCTGAAAAAGAAGTACAACCCCAAACAGTTGATCCTAGTTGACGCCGATGGCGTTATCTTAGATTGGGAATATGCCTTCTCAGTCTGGATGGAAGAACACGGCTTTGTAAGAACTGAAGGCAGTCAGTTCATGTACGATATAGGTCTACGCTACGGAATTGATCACGAGCAAGGTCGCAAGTTAATTAAAATTTTTAACGAATCGGCTGCGATTGGTTTCTTGCCACCCTTGCGTGATGCCATGTATTATGTCAAACGCTTGCACGAAGAACACGGTTATGTATTTCACTGTATTACCAGTCTGAGCCTTGATGCCAACGCTGGCAGACTGAGAGAAATGAATCTACGTAAGTTATTTGGAAAAACTGCATTTGAACGGATTGTGTGCTTGGACACGGGTGCAGACAAGAATGACACACTACGTGAGTACCGAGACTCTGGGCTCTGGTGGTTTGAGGACAAGCCCGAGAACGCAGAAGTCGGACTAGCATTGGGTCTTAAAAGCGGTCTAATAGAACATGGTCATAATATGTCATATACAAATCCAAAAATTCCAGTAGTTAAAAACTGGAAAGAAATATATCATCTTATAACCAACGCCACCCACTGATACCACGTTTAATTAACCCGCCAATGGCAACAGGACTAACATTGTATGCTTTGGCGGCTTCTTTACGGCTTTCAAATATCTTCCCATCAGGAGAAGCACAAGGTTTACGACCTTGTTGGGATAATTTGTTTTTGGTATCTTGCGTATGTGGCTTTTTATAAGTTATCAGTCGTCCAAGAGAATAACCGTCTGGTTGTGCTCCTTCTGTTATATAGATATTTTTTAAACAATCGTTGTACCATCTAAGATTGTTTTCTATAACAGCCGATCTACCATACATGGAATTTTTAGATCCAGACGTATCTCTCTTTTTAACCCCATCATGCCATGACTGACACATTGACATATCACCACCATCACCCGACTCAGGACGTAGATTAGCAAAATTTTGATCATGAACTATGTTCCATAATTCTGAATAATATTGCCCTTGTGATTTAATCTCTTGAATATTGTCTGATTCAAAAAGAACCAAGGTGGAAACATCATTACCGTGCTTGGCTAAATGACGAGTCCACCTTGACCCCGAGCCTTTGTATTTGTAAGGATCTTGTGTAGTTTTACCAAGATACTTTAATCCAGTGGCTCGGTGCGTTTTCAAATACAGGTATGTTTTCATAATTTTATTTATGAAGATAAACCAGAAAACGCTATTAAAAACTGGCGAGAAATTTACGAAATCGTCACCTCCTAATCTTCGTACAATCTCAGCACTGAGCCAATTATAGGGTGACGCTGGATATCTCTTCCAGTCAGTCTGCACACAGCCATACCTACCACAGGCTGTGCTTCCAATTTGATACACAGATCCAACAGGCCATTGTTGTGTTGTTTGCGATCTGCTTGTTCCACATCTCCAGTTACCACAATCTTGCTGCCGGTGCCGATGCGGCTCAGGAGCATTTTCATTTGTGCGGGAGTAGCGTTTTGCATTTCATCTGCAATGATCCAGGCATGCTTGAACGTGCGTCCACGCATGTAGGCCAAAGGTGAAATTTCAATGGTGCCTTCTTCGATCATGGCGGTGATCTCAGCGGGCCGGTAATATTCGCGCAGTACATCAAGCAAGGGTCTTGTCCAGGGTTCCATTTTGGCCACTAGATTGCCGGGTAAGAAGCCATGTTGTTCATCCTCCACGCCAATGGCGGGACGAGTTAGAACGATACGCTTGGCTTCGCCGCTTCTGAAGGCTTTGACCGCTGCCAGCATGGCTAGATAGGTTTTACCAGTTCCTGCTGGCCCTGCTGTTACAATGATGTGTTGGTCTGCGTCGAGTAGATTTAGTATGAGATGCTCTTGATTTCGGGTTTTAGGGATTAGTTCTATGGGTCGTTGTCGTGCCTTTGGTTGTGTGTTAAACGGAATTGTGTTTTCAATGTTTGTTTGCATACGTTGTTGCGCTTTAGCGCCTCTGTTTCTACTCAAGTGCGATTCTCCTTTTGAAACAGCCGGTCTGGCTGTGTGAATATTTAGGTGAGTTAGCCCGGAGTTTTCTGACCATGTATTCTCAAGATTTCCGGCATAAGTATTAGACTGTCCGGAGCAAATGTAAACAAACCCGGAATTGATGTTTGCCATAAATATCTGTATGGCACTCAAAGACGAAGCAATTTTTAAAGATCATCAGGATTACTGGATGGTGGCCGACAACATCCGTGATATCTATCTGTCAGAAGGCAGTTTGCTTACACTTCTAGATTTTGAGCGTGTGCTGGACGAAATGGACCTGTATGCGTTTAAGAACTGGGATCGAGGCGAACTGGTGCAAGGTCCTGATATTGGCAAGTACAAAGTGGGCTGTATCTTTATGTGGCCAGAAAAACTCATGCCTGATCCACGTGGCGCACGACGCTTGCTGCCGTTTGATTGCGATGTCAAGTTCAAAAAAACCACAATCAAGATACCCATCAAAATAGAGCAACCTGCAGACTACATGGCTGGTACACACACC